GTTGGCATATCGCCATAGTACCTCGGAATCACTAACGACCGAAGTTGGTCAGTGATGCAGGATAGACAGGAGGCACTATTCTGTACTCTCATAGTTACCAGCCTCACACAGAGGTGAAATAATATGAGATTTCGAAACTTCTCCGGCAATACAACGTCGAAGACCTACCGAGAACGATGGTGGAGTAACCAACCGCAATATGATTACGATCGTAGCGCGCTGGTTACACGTTCCACTAGTAGTGATGGGATGGTTGATGTTGTGACTCCGAAATTTCTCACGATACGAAACAATGGCGGCATTGTATGCAGCCCAATGTATCGAGAGACCCTTTACCATGACATTGATCATACGATCTTTGCCGCGGAGGGGAACCAAGGTGCGTGGCCCATCAAATGGGACGATCACTTAACCTATGGTTTAACGGAGCCAGTGGCGCGGACGCTTCAGAGTACTGATATCTCCGCATTGGACGCTCGATTAAACCAGTTTAGTCGTGAGACTGATCTGGCAATAACTCGAGCACACGCCAATGTAGACGTGTCTGAAATGATGTTACTAGCGTCACTTGGTGAGTTGCCTGAAACGCTTAATTGGATGAAAAATCTAATTATTAGAGCGATCAGGGTGACTCGCGCTTTCCAGTCAAAAGCTGAAAGGGCAAAGATTCTTCGTACGTTGCTTTACTCCATGGAGGAAGCAGATGGCAAAAAGGCCATACGGCATGCTACACGCCGCTACGAAGGCTTTGTACAGCTTTTGAAGTCTCGTGCAGAGCGGGCAACCAAGAGGAAGTCATCCGTTGTGGATGATTTTTCTAATCTTTGGTTGGAATACCGCTATGCAATTCGTCCTCTTATCTCAGATATGCAAAACGCGTGCAATGCGCTAAACGCAATCATCGAGAGTAAAAGAGCTACCGCTCGAGGTCACGAATACACATCTGGAAAGAGAGAAGAGTATGTAAATCGAGTTTTTGATAATGGGGTGACCCATTTCGAGACTCGTACCAAGATTTCGGAAGAGGAAAGTATACGGGCTCGAGCTGGTGTTTTGTTCGAAATAGAGGAAAGGGTTGTATCCCTACTTACTATTTTCGGACTTGACCAGCCTATAGAGTCTATGTACGAACTGATTCCGTTTAGCTTTATCCTCGATTGGTTCTTTTCGATCGGGGACTTGTTGCAATCTTGGTTTAAGTCCTCGGGTCTATCTGTTCTTACCTCCTGGGTTTCGTTAGACTATGTCTACACCCGGACTGAGAAGCTGACTAGCTTCACCCTTCGGGGTGCAACAAGTAGTTGGGTTTTCAATCTTAAAGAGGTTACACTTGGATCCAGTCACCAAACGGTTCACTGTAAAAGGCGTCTGCCTAATCCAGCGATACCATTACTCCCTCGCTGTGACGTTAAACTGTCATTAGCAAAAATCATCGACCTTGGAATGATTGGCCGCGCCTTAACGGGCGGTAATCTAACCGAAGTGACAAAAAGGAGCTTACAACATGCTTGAGAATACTTTGACTCTCAGCCTGCCGAATGGTGGGACCCCTGTGAACTGCGTCATTACCCGTATTGACGTATTAAACAACCGTTCGATGTACCACGAACCTACGCACAGTACTACCATGCGTAAAACTGTGGGATTCTATCGAACTCCGTCAAAACGATCTGGAAACTTTCTTGGCGTAGCTAAGAGTGCGGCGAAGTCCACAGTGGACATTTCCGTACTCGACGCCGTTGGTAACCAGGTTGTATCACCGATGATTGGCGAGATTTCTTTGTCAATCCCAATCGGTGCTTCGGAAGCAGCTATTGATACGCTGCTGGATCGGCTTGATGCCCTTGTCTCTCGTCGCGATGTTATTAAGCGACAGGTGATGGGTCCAGAAATTTGAACCTGGTAATCACCTTCTTAGCCCTCTGGGCTAAGATCAAAATTGAGATAGGGGTTAGATATGAAAGATATCAAGGCCGTCGACGGCAAAAAGAAAACCGTCAAACTCACCAAGAGTGATCTTGCCGTGAGTGTCCCTAAGGACTTTGTATTTCTCCTTATGGATAAAATTGTGGATGAATTGTCTACTGAACCTCTCGTAAGTGGAGATGCAGCGATCCTCAGCCACCCCGACATTGATTTGTCTGAGGTAAAGAAGGCTGTACGGAAACGCGACCTCCGGCTCTTATTAGAGGCCACGTCGACGCTAGATGCACGAAGTATATCTTCTAGTTGGCATAATAGGCCTGAAATTGCTTTTGGCCTATACCAGATTCACGCTCTCTTAAAGAAGTACCCGTTAACCGGGGACGACTGCCAGCGGGCTGCGTATACTCAGTTTGTTTACTTTGAAAAACATTGTAAACGTTTCAATACTGAGAACTACAAAGCCATATTAGCATTGAACGAGAAACATCCCGATTACCTTGGGATTATCGAAGAAATTCGTGCTGATATAAAACGTTGTATTGGGGGTGAGCCGCACATCGAAGGCATGTTTGACAATGCCAAACACGGGCCGGGTAGCGCTATTGGCTCTGACGAAGGACACGTGACCAGTTTCTTCAAATGGTCTGATGTTCCTTATACCGTCTCGCCAAAGGCCTTACCTTTAGCCCGTGAGGCAATTGCATCCGATCCACGTTGGATCGGGGCACTTCTAGACCTTTACCGTACCCGCCATTTCATACCGATGCATGCACCGATTAGAATGGCTGAGTTTTGGGATTGGTTATTTGAGGTGTGCGATTATTGCCGCTATTCCACCGTACCGAAATCGGCGGTCACAGACCGATCGATTGGCATTGAGCCAAAGTTGAACGTTTACCTCCAATTAGGTGTTGACGGCCTTATTCGTAAGGCTCTGAAATATCGCTGGGGGATAGATCTCAACACACAGTTTTTAAATCAGAAGCTAGCTATGGAGTCATCTGCATCCGATGAGGATGCTACGATTGACCTCCGTGGCGCTTCTGATTGTGTCTCTCTTATGGCGTGTTATTTGTTGTTGCCAGAGAGTTGGTTAGCCCTATTACTCGATCTTCGGTCTGAGAACATCCAGATCGGCGAAAGGTATGCGGGTTGTAAGACAACCTTACCCCTATCCAAAATATCGGCTATGGGGAACGGTTTTACCTTTGTCCTCGAATCTTTGATTTTTGCAGCAATCGCTCGCGCGACTATGCGAAGAA